CCAGCTCCTATATTAATAAATTTTTTAATTTGTCCATCAGTATCACCGTTGATAAGTGATATTGCAATTGCTCCACCGTTATTTAAAAGTGTCAATGGAACTAACGCTGATGCTGCACCTGTACCAGTAACAGTCTCTTTGGTGAGACTTACCTTACTATTAACAATAAGTGAACCAGTACCTTTAGCTGCTAGTGATAATGATACGTTCGTATCTCCACCGACAGCATTTATTGTCGGAGCGTTACCTGTTGCGGCATTTGTTAATTCTGCATGATTAACTGCAGATGCCGTAGTTTGAAATACAAGTGATTCGTTACCATTCGCATCTGCTATGAAACCAGCATCAGCAAATTTAGGTGTCGTAAGTACAGGACTTGTAAGAGTTTTATTTGTGAGTGTATCTGTTGTCGCTTTACCGACAAGTGTATCTGTTGCTGCCGGAAGAGTGATCGTTACGTCTGCAGTAGAAGCAGGTCCAATTAATGTAGCAGAGTTTGTTCCGTTATCAGTATCTTCTTTAAATAAAATACTACCTGCAGAACTTGAACTACCCGATAGAACCGGAGCTGTTAATGTTAATGTAGATCCTGAAAGTAAAACTGTACCAGTAGTATCTGGAAATGTAATAGTTCTATCTGCTGTCGGATTAGTAAATGTTAGTGTAGTTTCATGATCATCGGCGCTGGTACCTTCTGCAATAATTGAGTTATTACCGAACTGCATATTCGTAGTCGGAGTAACACTATCCCCACCTAATATTGTATAAATTTCTGAAAAGTTAGCATTGATCTTTGTACCAGCCGTACGTAATGTATCGCCGGTATTATCGTTAGCAGCCGCTCCAGTGTTTATTGTTTGTTTTGCCATTTTCTAACCTATAAGTTGTAACTATTTATACGCTTTATTATGCGGAATCTGTATAATAACTAAATTCATCAGCATCGAATGTTGTTAAGCTATTTGCCATACTCATGTTGCCGCCAACGACTGCATCTGAATCACCATCAAATGTCTGGCTAGTAATTCTAGTAGCATCGAATAGTCCGCTGAATGTATTCTCAAGATAACCAAGTGTTCCGAATTGATCGACTGAAAGCGCACCATAATCAGAATCAAGTGTTGCAATATTGAAAACTCCGCCTTTATCGAGCGTAGATGTAGTCGAAGAATCAACCAAACCATGATCAAGTATATTAACAAATGGTGGTCTGAGATCAATTGTAGGTCCGCCCGCAGAATCGCTAAAGTCTGTAACAGATATTCTATTGAAGTCGATACGATAAGCCCCAAGAGGTGTAGTACCGTCTGAATCGTATGCAGTTTTTGTAAAGCCTTCAATCGATGGGAAGATCTCAATAATACCTGATAGATCTTGGCGACCAACTGGTGTAGCACTTGCAATGCCTACATACTGTGCATCACCTGTAGCTTCAGGCACACTGATAGGCATAAGATCAAAACTGATATCAGCATTGACTGTTGCTATTTGTACTTCTGCTCCAACAAACATTCCTGCAGGATGCGCAAAGAGTTTATATAATTCTAGCCATTTACTTGAATCAAGCCCTAATTTAAGAAGTATTCCCCAAAATTGATATATTGTAGGATCAGTAATTCTCAATCCAGTTTCTGGACCTATTTCACTACCAACTTTAAATACAAGATCTTTACCATACACTATATCTGGTGTTTCACCAAAGAACATTTTGAAGAATCTTTCGATACCAAACTTAGTACCTTTAGATCTATAAAAGTTATTTGACAAACCAGCAGCAGTACGTTGATCTAATGCACCTTCAATATAGTTTTGACCGAGTAATAGTTCATCTTCTATAAACGTAAGATTTGATTTTGCGGTCTGTGATATATCTCGAAGCGTAGGAATGGTTTTTATTTGATTACCGAAGTTTCCACTTGCATCTAAGTCATCATAGTATTTTTCTAATAGAGTAATAAGTTTAGGATTATCTTCTCTAAACCATTCGGGTAATGCCTCAGCAATTAGATTCCCAGTGAAATCTAGTTCGCGTCTTCCTATATCTGAAAGAGTTTTATCCATCTTTAGTTTTCAGCTTCTGTTGTTACTGCAGTAATAGTACTGGCACCTGCATCATACTTAATAATATTATTTCTTTCAGGAGCAATCGCACTTTGGTTTGCAGGTATTACTGCTATTTTAATATCAGTAGCTCCTCCAAGTAAACCTGTCGGTCTGAATGCAGTAATAGTTAATACACCAGTTGTAGTACTGAATGATCCGATATTATCTACAAGAACTGTATTAGTACCAGATTCTACTACTTGTAATTTATTAGTGGCCACATTTGCACTTTGTTCGTTTAGAATTCGACATGGATTTCCATCAACTAAGAATGTAGTACTTCTCACTACTTGATCATCAAAGCTTGGTGAGGCTTTTGCAGAAGGCGCGGCAATAACAGAAGGGAATGTAAGTATAGCTGAATTAAAGGTATTGACCGTAGGAACGATTCTTTGTTGCATTCTTATAATAGATCTTGATGAAAGTACAGCAGCACTGACTTCATCAACTTTTGTTAACATCGCAGATCTTCTAAATGATTTTTCAAACTTACCAGTGTTAGCAGTAAAATAAGCATCGATTGCTGTTTTAACAGAAGTAGTAATCGCGTTTGTAGAAAGTGCAGTCAAGTTAGGATTGATCTGATAGAATAACTGAGTTTCAATAAATGTTTCGACTGGATCTGCAAACTCTACATTAAACGATATCACAGCAAGTTGTTTAACAAGTTCTATTATTGCATCTTTAGTAGCCGTCTGAGTAGCTTCAGTCACATCATCTTCAAAATCGATTGCTGAGAATACAGTACCAAACTTAGGCTCTGGATTATCTTGACCACCCCACGATATAATATCATTAATCAATGTAGAAAAGTTTCGATTGATGATAGCAGTATAATCTTCGGGTGTAACCATTCTATTCTGCGATGCATATTGAAATGGCGCATTAGTACGAATCGAAGCAATCGTTTCTTTTTCATCGCCACCAATCGCAGATGCAGTCGTTGAAACAGTAAGAGTTCGAGCAGAACCAAGAACAGTCACAGTATCAAGAGCAGAAAATGCTTTTGCAGTATTTGCTACAGCTCCTTGAGTAGAAAGATATTCTACAGTAATTGTGTTACCAGCCGCAGGCGCAAGACCAAGAATTCCGTTACCACCAAATGATAACTGATAGAATCCGTTAGGAGCTTCTTTTAAAATGTAAATAGTAGATGTAGCCGAGATAGTAGTAGCGTCAGTAATATTAGTATATACACTACTTGTACTTCCATCTATAACTCTTACGATTGCAGTATCTGCATCAAGAGTTGCATCTGGAATCATATAAACGTCGGCTTCATTGAACTCGCCAACATTAAATGTCTTTGTTTTTAGAGTACCTTCGAATATTGGAATAGAAGTAGAATTGTCTGTTGTTTTGAATTGATATAAACCATTGCCATCGTCTTCTGCAGTATGAACTTCTCTTGTTTGAAATGTGTATGTGACATCATCAACAGATGCTGAGAATCGAGTATTAATAGGAAGATCAATAGTAGTTGGTCTGCCACTGATACCTGCTAAACTCAATGTAACTCCAACTGTACCTTTTGCAGATGTAGCAGTATCTGGTACATAACCGATACCAGTTGCAAGTGATACGACACTAGATCGTAGTTGTGCGGTACCAAGAAATGATTCATTCAATGCAAAGTTTGTAGTTAGTCCGTTAATGTGCGTATTATATGCAAGCACGTCAAGAATATTTGAGAGACCAGATGCTTCAAAATCATAGTCAGCAAATTCTGATGTATTTTTTAAATACGTTTTCAGATTAGTTTTTATGTTTATAAAATCTAATGCGGTTGAGTTAATTGTTGTTGCCATATTATCTTAGCCTCGCAAGCGTAGTATTGAATCGTACGAATTCGTCTGAGTTTATTATTCTAAATTCTACAGTTACACTAATAGAATTTCTATCTGGCTTTGCTATTGCAGTAACGTTTAATGCTCGTGCTCTTGGTTCAAATGCATTAATAGCGTGTTTACAATTTTCTTCAATATCTTCTTCTGAATCATCATCAGCAAGATCAAATAATAAATCTCTGAGATTAGCGCCAAATTTAGGTTGAAAAGGTTTCTCATAATGATTTGTGAGCATTAAGTTTTTAACTGCCTGTTTTACCGCGGCCGCATCTGTCTTCTTAAAAATCTCTCCACTTGGTTTTGCTGCAAACGTAAGATCTATATCTTTATAGACTCTAGTTCGAGATCCAATAATAGAACTCGATCCTAATCTTACGTCTTCTGCTGATAGTTTAGTGGCCATGATTATCTCTTTTAGTTACCTTTATTTATAACAGTTTTATTAATTATTCATTGCATAAGTAAACCATGCATCAGATTTCCATGTCACAATTGTCTTTTTATCGTAACCACTGGTTTTATGGTTTTGGGCACCCAACATATCAAGATGCATTGTAGTATTACCTAAATAAGTTTTAGACATACCACCTGCTAAAATACCTTGTGTTTTTGCGGCTTTTAGAAATTCGCTCATTACAGCTTGATCTTTTACATTTGCAGCGCTTAATAGTCTACCATCTTTAGTTAATGTAAGTTGAGCCGCTAAACCAGTATCATGTCTAAACGAACCGATTCTTCTTCCATCTGTACCAGGTTGTGCACCGCTTGTGATTGTAACTAAATCTATTCCTGCTA